GCGGTCAGGTTCAGGACGTCGGGCTGCTCAAGGCAGAGAAGATGAACGACTTCCAAGTCGTCAGCATCACTCGCGAGGCAATCCGCAAAGACCTTGCCGTCACCATGCTGATGGAGGGCGAAGCGACGCCGACCGGAGAGCGCGTCACCGCGTATCAGGTGCAGCGCGTCGCGATGGAACTCGAAGGTGCGCTTGGCGGCGTGTACGCTCCAATCGCAGATCACCAGCAGATTCCGCTGATTGAGCGGATGCTGTATCAGATGCGCCGCGATGCGCTGCTGCCGCCGCTTCCCGACGACAGCATCGAAGTCGAGGCCGTCACGGGCATCAACGCCCTGTCGCGCGAATCGGACAGCGGCAAGTTGATGCAGGTACTTCAGATCGTTGCGCAACTTGGCCCTGAAGTCATGCAGCGGTTTGACAAGGGCGTCTTGCTCGACCTACTCATGCGTCAGATCGGCGTCTACCAAGCCGGGCTGGTCAAGAGCGAAGAGCAGATGCAGCAGGAGATGCAGGCGATGCAGCAGGCTGCAATGCAGCAGCAGGCTTCACAGCAGATGATCCAGTCTGCCGGGGCCATCGCCGAAAAGTCCGTGCCGCAGGCTGCGGCACCTATGGGAGCACCACAGAATGCCTGAAGGCGTTAGTCCTACGTTCGCGATCCAAGCAAGCGGCACCACTCCGGCGCCTGAACCGCAGGTCGCAGTCACCCCGACGACAGCAGAGTCAACGCAGACCCCGGCGCAGCAGGCTGCCAACGCACAGCCTCCGATGACGGCCCGGCGATTCGCCGACAAGTACGGCAGCGTCGAGGAACTGGAGAAGGGGTACAAGGAACTTCAGGCCAAGGTCGGTCAGAAGTTCCCCGACACCGCTGGCCTCGACATCCCGGCCCTGCTTCAGCGCGCTGGCCTGAAGAACGAAGAGATCATCACGAACTGGTCGTCGGAAGGCCGCCTGACCGACGCGCAGTACGCCAAGTTTCAGGCGCTGGGCTTCAACCGCACCGTCGTCGACGCCTTCCTCGCCGGGCAGCAGGCAATCGCCGCTGGCGGCCAGCGCGAGCAGGAAACGATCAAGATGCGCGCCTACGAGATGGCAGGCGGCGCAGAGCAGTTGCAGAACCTGCTCAACTGGGCTGGCTCGAACTACCCGCCCGACAAGGTCGACGAACTGAACCAGCGACTTGCGAACGCTCGCGGCTTTGAGGGCGCGATCAAGGAAGTGCTGTTCGACTACAAGCAGGCCATCGGCGCTGGGTTCACCCGTCCGATGGCGAGCGGCAGCATGATGCCGAACACGGCTTCGGGCTTCGCGTCCGTGTCCGAACTCGTCAAGGCCATGTCGGAAGCACGCAAGGCGGGCCACTTCGACGAAGCGCTCAAGCGTCGCATCGCCAACACCCCCCAGCACATCCTCGAAGGAGTTGACCGTCAATGATCAACACGCCAATCGCACTCATGCGCGAGCGCATGGAAACCCTTGAAGCCAAGCGCTGCGAGGTCATCTTCTCATTCAACGCCGTCCGCAACTGCAAGTCGTGCTATGTGAAGCAAAAGTTCACAGGCAACGTTCTTGCTTCGGGCGATGGGCACGACGACGTTGACGCTTTCAACAAAGCCTACGAAGCGCTCAACCTCGAAGACGTCGAGAAGCAGGCCAGCCCGGTGTCGGTCGAGAATGCGTCGCTTCTCGACAAGATCAAGGAACTGGAGTCCAAGTTGGCTGCCGCGCAGGCTGCCGCTCCGCGCCCTGCTGCAAGCAGCAATCCGTCGCGGCTGGGAATGCGCGGATCAGGTACTTGACACCCGGCTCTTTCCGGTACAATCCACTCGTCAGCCTCGCGTAACGCGGACACGCGAAAGCCCCGCTGTCGTGAGACACCTGCACACAGGCGTTTCTCATTCAGCACACACAACCCACCAAAGGTAGGGCTTTCACATGGCAGCAGGCGACAGCAATCCCACGCGGATTCTCCAAGACAACGGTACGGGCGGCACGCGCGCGCTCGCTCTTCAGATGTTCTCCGGCCTCGTCCTTGAGGCTTTCAAGAACAAGACCGTCTTCTACGACAACACGGGCAACATCATGTCCCTGAAGGTTCTTCAGGGCAGCCACAGCGCGCAGTTCCCGATCATCGGCGACGACATCGACCTCGCAAGCACCACCGGAAACGGCGTGACCAAGGGCTACCACGCTCCCGGAACGTTCATCGCTGGCGAAACGATCAAGATGACGAAGACCTCCATCGAAGTCGACGACATCCTCGTCGCTGCGATGGACGTCGGCTACGCCGATCTCGACATCGCGCACTTCGACGTCCTTGGCCCCTTCGCAATGAAGTTGGGCCGCAGCCTCGCGCAGGACTGCGACAAGAAGATCGCGATTATGGCGCTCAAGGCCGCGCGCACCGCAGCCGTCGCTGGCATCCACAAGGGCGGCCAGTTGGTGTCCTACGACACGGCTGGCACCCAGTCGATCAGCACGGCTTATGCCGACACGTCGACTGGTTCGGGCCTGTTCCGTGGTCATTGCGCGGCGCTGGCCCGTCAGTTTGACGAGGACAACGTGCCGGAGGACGGGCGCTACCTGTTCATCCCGCCGTACATCCGGTCGATCCTGCGTCACGAAACGGCGATCTTCGACCGTGATTTCAGCGACCCGGGTGACGTCGGAAGCCTCAACGCCCGAATCATCGGCAAGTTGGAGGGGTTCAACCTCATCATGTCCAACAACCTGCCGACGGCAACGGTGTCGGGCTACAGCGCTCCGGCTGACAAGTACAACATCACCATCACGACGAGTGGTTCGGGCGCCGCTGGCACGGGTCTTCCCGCCGCCATCGCGCTCTGCGGCGCCATCGAAGGCTCCGCAGGCGTCGGCATGGTTCAGGCTTCGGGCATCCGCTCTGTCATTCAGGACGACGAGCGGCGCAACACGAAGTTCCTCAAGTCGCAGATGATGGTCGGATTCGACGTCCTCGCGCCGTGGTGCGCGGGTGCCATCGAACTGCACTAATCGTCACGTCCCCCCGGAAGGGGCGGGGGGTGGCTTCGGCCCCCCCCGCCCTTTATCTTGAGGATCATCAGAGATGACCCGCGAAGCAGATAACACCGTTCGCCTTTCAGGTCGAGACTGGGTCGGTATCATTGCAATCGTCGTCACGGTGCTCATTGCCCTGCTGTCGGCGTTCTTGCACCATGACAGGCTGCTGATGCAGGTTGTGACGCAGCAGCAGGACATGGATCGGCGTCTGACCAAGATCGAATCGAAACTGGAGGACATGAAGCCATGAGCAAGAGTTGGAAGACCACCGTTGCTGGCGTCGCTGCGATCCTGACCGCTGTCGGGTCTGCGATGACTGCAATGTTCGACAACGATCCTGCAACCGTCATGGACGTGGGCGCAACCGTTGCCGCGATCATGGCTGGAATCGGCCTGATTCTCGCCCGCGACAACGACAAGTCGTCAGAGGACGTCGGTGCACGCTGACCAATCATGGACTGGATCGCACAACTGCTCGCTGCGCTGTTTGACGCGATCCTGTCGAGGTACGGCGAACTTGTCGGCAAGACCGTCGCCAAGGATGCGCCACGCAAAGACGGCGTTCTTCGCCGCGCTGGCAATCGCATTCGAGAGTGGATGCACTCGCGTGACAATGGTCAGCGAGGGAAGCCCGATGAGAGTCGGGCCGGAGTGCAAGACCAAGGTGTACGTGATGACTGACACAGGGTGGGAACTGTCTCCCAACCACGTCACGATCCCTGAAGGGTGGTACGTCGTGCCACCCTCTTTCGTAGAGGAAACCAAGTAATGCCCAATGTCTCCCTGACCACTACTCCGCGCTTTTGGCGAGAGGGTTACTCGACCAATCTTCCCGTCGCCAGCGCCAACGATGGCGACGTCGCAACCATCTCGACCACGGTTCCGGCGGCGAACACTCTTGGAGTTCATCACGTTGCCGAAACCAACCTTGCCAAGTTGGTGTTCTTCGGTGCCGGAGCAGAGAACGCACAGTTCTACGCCAACATCTACGGATTCGCACCCGTGAATGGCGGTACGAGCACGCAATGGGTTCCAACCCTGATCGCTCGCCTGCTGTGCACGCTGTCCAACGTGACTGGCGTTGCTGGGCAGTTGATCGTCGACACGGATCGCTTCTGCGACAGCATCTCCCTGATCGAAGGCGACCCGACCATCAAGATCGTCAGCGACGTCAACAACCGCATCGCATCGGTGCTTGTCGATATTGAGGGATCGCACTACCTCGCAGTCAAGTTCGACTGGACGAGCCTCGCTTCGCAGAGCACCAATGCCAACTTCCTGTTTGCGACGCTCTGATGCAACTACCCGGACTGTCATTCGCCAAGTCATACGGCGCCACGGGATACTGGCGGCAGTCGTGGCTTGGCTTTGACGGAGTGACGCGATTCAAGAACGAACTCGACGGGCCTCTGCGCGAGCAGATGCTTGTGACGACTCCGGTCATGCTTGCGGAGATGAACGCGCCGTCATCTTCGGAAGCAACGTTTGGATCGGCCAGCATGTTCATCTTCCACATCGGAAGCAGGAACGTGGTGAACTGCCTGCCAACGCCGACCTACGCGGTTCAGGGAACGCAGCACACGTCAAGCACATCGCATGCGTACAGCCTGACGACGGAGACATTCTCCACGATCAGCAACACCAACCCAATCACGATCATGGCATTCGTGAAGGTGAACGCATCGAACGTCAATGCCGAACAGGTGATCATGGGCCTGTACGGAACTACGACCTCGCAGACATTCGTCGAGTTGTACATGACTCACGATGGGACTGGTCACAGGCCAGCATTGCGATGGGGAACGCCTGCGTCTGTCGTCGGAACCATCGACGACGCATCCAACGGCACGCAGCCGACTGACAACTACTGCTCAAACGCTGCATACTTGGGCGAGTACGACTACGTGCACGTGGCAGCAGTCATTCGAGGAACCGATGCGAGGCTGTACGTCAACGGCCAGTTGCAATCGACGAGCACGGTCAGCATCTCGCAGACAATGGGCGCTCGAACAGTTGCCATCGGCGCTCGAAGAATCAGCAGCACGGTGACGCTTGGCGCGCAAGCGACCGTGACGCATGCCGCCGTCTACAAGGCGAACATGACAAGGTCGCAGATCGCGGCCATCGCTTCGTGCGGCCTTCGCATGAAGGACTGCCGGATGCAGAGCGATTCGCAGGTCGTTCCATTCCCGTCGCCGTTCGACAGGCAGGCGCAAGGCAGCCTTGTGAACAGCGATGACATGTTCACGCGCTATCCCAAGCAGAACTGCGGAGTCTTCTGCTACGAGATCAGAGAAGACGGAGTTCGAGGCTTCACAGTCGTCATGCAACTTGA